CTCTCAACAAGTCTGAGACAGTTTTTGACGTGATAAAAGAGGGTGAGTGGTCAACCGTTGCACCAAATGCAACCAGAAATATGCCATTTGATGAATTTGCATTTAAAATTGAAGAAGGTTTGCCTCAATATGTCGGTGAGATAAAAAAACAATCTAAGGCCGAAATCAATGAGAGTGAGATTAAAAACATATTTCTACAAATCCTGAGCCACAACAAATCGATGGAGTATGGAAAGTTGACAACGGAATATATTCAGTTTAGCGGAAAGGCAAAAAGAACATCCCAACTACATATTTCTAATGCATTGCAAAAAGGGATCCTTTCAAAACAAAACGGAGTAATTCAACTTTCAGGTAATATCAGCGATGAACTGCCATTTTAACTTAGCGGATGTGTAGTGCAAAAAGTGCGTATCTATATATACGCACATTGCACATTGCGCTAACATGACATTGCACACATTGCACTAACAGTTGCACACATAAATAATTGATATTTAATTATTTGCAAAAATATAATAAATGACATTGCACACATTGCACTAACAGTTGCACACACTACTGCAAAAAGCAACTTGCACTAATGATTATCAGCACTTTACACTAATTTTAGACTAAAATGATTTTAAGAGACTATCAACATAAAATATCCGATTCATCTAATGAAAAGCTGAAAACTCATAACCTGGTTTATCTTGCAATGGAAGTAAGAACTGGTAAAACAATCACAGCACTTGAGACAGCTCGAAAGTTCGGAGCTATTAAGGTTTTATTCATAACCAAGAAAAAAGCCATTACATCAATTGAAAATGATTCGTTGCATTTTCCAACATTGAATGTTGTTGCAGTCAATTATGAAAGCCTTCACAAAGTTGTTGGTACGTTTGATTTGATTATTGCAGATGAAGCGCACGGACTGGGAGCATTTCCCAAACCAAGCAAACGTACAACCGCATTAAAAAAGTTAGCAATAAACAAGCCTATTATCTTTTTGTCCGGTACTCCCTCCCCGGAGAGTTACTCACAACTATATCATCAATTTTATGTCAGCAGTTTTTCCCCGTTCAAGGAATACGTGAACTTTTACAAGTGGGCAAATAAATTTGTGATCAAAAAAACAAAGTTCGTATTCAACCGGCAATTGAATGATTACTCACAAGCTCGAAAAGAATTGATAAACGATTCTACTAAACATTTATTCATAACATACACTCAAGAACAAGCCGGCTTTGACGTATCAATCACCGAAAAGGTTCTGACGGTTCCCATGCCCAATATTCTTCAGTTCGTAAATCAATTGCATAAAGACAAGATTGTAACTATTGCCGGGCGCGATATCTTAGCTGATACAGCCGTTAAGGAAATGACAAAGATTCAGCAATTATGTGGTGGTACCGTGTTGGACGAAACAGGCGTTGCGGTTGTGTTGGATTATTCAAAGGCCTTATTTATTCGCGATAAATTCAAAGGTCAAAAGATTGCGATATTCTATAAGTTCAAAGCTGAGTTTGATGTTCTATAAGTTCAAAGCTGAGTTTGATGTTCTGACAAAGATATTCCCAAGCTATACAACTGATCCAGAAACTTTTCAGATATCAACTGACAAGGTTTATTTGGGCCAATTCGTGTCAAGCCGTGAGGGGATCAGACTTGATTCAGCCGATGCAATTCTGTTCTATGGAATTGACTTTAGTTATTTGAGCTACGAACAAAGCAAGAATCGTATCATATCAAAGGAGCGGACAAAAGAGGCCGTATTGTATTGGGTGTTTTGTCTGGGTGGAATTGAGGAGAAGATTCTTGAGAAAGTTCGGAACAAAGAGAATTACACATCAAGCTATTTTGCAAAAGATTATGGGAAAGTTAGAAAGCAGTATTCAGCGTGATATAATCAATCATTTGGAGCGTTGCGGTTGGTATGTAGTCAAATTGATTCAGACTAACAAAAACGGTATTCCTGACCTTCTTTGCATTAGTGAGGGCAAATGTATGTTTGTAGAGGTAAAAAGACCACCAGCAAGAGCCAGACCATTACAGATTCATCGTATCAACGAATTGATGAATCATGGAGTTTCGGCAATTGTAGCGCACTCAATCGATGATTTAAAATTAATTAGTTAAGATCATCAAGGGTGAAAAGAACTAGTTTATGTAATACGATTAAACAACCACCCCCAAAGGAGGTGGATTTTTAAGTTATATTAAAACAATAGAAGTTATGAATATCAAAGTAGAATTTAAAACCCCGATCGGGAAAATCCAAAAGGAGTTTGAGAACCAACTATCAGGGAAACAAATCCTGAAGACAACTGCGGTTGCCCTAAATGAAACAGCAAGGAAGGCAATCCCTCAGCTAAAAAAAGAGGCTAAAACCAGATACACGATAGACAGAAAATATCTTAGTAAAATAGCGAAAATCACAAAGCCGGCAAGAGGAACACATTCAGGTTTATATGTTGAGTTAAGTACTAATACATCACCGACACCGCTTATAGGATTTAAACACCGAAATTTGAAGCCAATGCACTGGAAGCGTGGAATGAGTGGGGGTGTACAAATTGAAGTCATCAAAGGCAAACAACATCTACTTAAACATGCATTCATAGCAACGATGACAAGTGGACATACAGGTATCTTTCAATCAGGAAGGTACCAAGGTGGTAAGTTTGTTCCCGGAAAAGACCGGACATCGTCAGGCAAGACACGCATTACAGAGCTTAAGTCAGCTTCGCCATTCTCAATGATTCGCAACAAAGACATAGAAAAGAATATCCAAAATACAATTCAATCACAGTTGCCCGGGAGAGTTCGTGCGCTCTTACAACAGAAGGTTGACAAGCTGAAAAAGTAAAGGTACTGTAAACCGATATAGAAAGCAGGCAGCAGCACCCCCATTTCCGCGCTAGTTATGAGTTTTGAAATCAGTTGCAATTGCAACCATGTAACTACATTTATACAGACACTTAATATTAACAATATGAAATCAGACAATATGAAATCAGACAAAATGAATGTCAGCGAGTTTGCCCGAAAGATCGGGGTATCGCACACCGCAATTCAAAAAGCGATTGCAGCGGGTAAGATTACGGCAATAACGCCGGACAGGAAAATTATTTATGAACAGGCTTTGAAAGAAGCTAGGAACTGGGGTATTGTAAAGATTGACCCAGAAGTCGAGATGCCCATAGAAGAAAAAAAACATTTCGGAGATCTATTTATCCAAATGTTTTACGGTGAAGTAGGCGCAATAATGGCAAAAATAACCCTCGACCATGAGGATGTTTTGCGTAACTTGTATGACCAAGCAAATACACCAGAATGGTTTTTTGATGCGATGCAAGAAAGATTCAATGATTTTCTTGACGAACGGAAACCAGAGTTTATTGAAAAGATGAAACAAGCACTAAAATGGTAACAAATAAAAAGAACAATTATACGAGCACCATGGAAACAGCAAGAAAACCAACGGCAATACTATTTCTGAATAAGAAAGACATTACAAATAGTGTCCAGCAGTATTTATCCTCTGTGACTTACACCAATCACGAAGAAGAAGCTACAGATGAAATCTCTTTAGTTCTTGATAATACAAGCGGTATTTGGTTAGAAGAATGGTATCCGACCGAGGGTGACACATTACAGCTCTATATTGGCTATCAGGACAAACAAGTAGATAGCGGTCTGTTTGAAATTGATGACATAACGCTTAGTGGAATGCCCGATCAGATAACTGTAAAAGCTATTGCAGCCGGTACATCAAAGGCGTTGCGAACCCGCAATAATAAAGCTTTTGAAGAGCAAACGTTGAGACAGATAGCGAAATATTTCTGCAAGAAACATGGGTTTACTCTTATTGACGGCTCGCACATGCTGGCTCAAATTTGGCTAGACAGAAAGACTCAGGAAAACAAAACAGATTTGGCTTTTCTCTCTGATTTGGCAAAAGAATACGGCTTTATGTTCACCGTTAAAGGCTCTAAAATGGTATTTATCAGTTATCATGATTTGGAAGAAACACCTTCAGTTTGTGAGATAGATAAAACTCAGGTTTCTAGCTATGAATTAAATGAAAAAACTTATGACACGTATGCTAGTGGGAGTATTAGACACCGTAACCCACGAAAAGGATTGATAGAATATAGTGCAGAAAACGTTCTGGAAACAAACAGAACCGACAAGAAGATATTTACCGGACATGTATCGAGTAAGGGACAAGCAGAAGCAAAGGTAAAGGGCGGATTGTGGAATAAGAACAAGTACAGACAATCCGGGACAATAGTACTCCCAGGAGAACCTTTATTAATTGCAGGGAATAATTTTGATTTTACAGGCATGGGTATGGGTTCGGGTAAATATCATATACCCACTTCTACGCATTCGATTGATAGTAGTGGAGGATATACTACGGCTTTAGAAATACGGAAGACCGGGACAATTCCAAGACCAAAACGAGTTCCGAGAGTTACACAGCCAAAACCGACAACAACGGAAACGGCTTTTGATAGTTTGGGCGAACAAAATGAAGAATAAAAAACCCAGCAACAGGTATCTAACTATATATTCATAATTTATTTTCAATCAATTAAAAATAAAGCCGTTACAAGTTGTATCGGCTTTATTTAGTATGTAGAATAAGCCGACACACCAGTCCCAACTCTCAAAATGTTAAATCGAATTAGTTTGTTCACTATTGATTTTTAGTAATTGGCCTCTACCACCCTCTACTGCTTTTAGTGTACCTTTTCTTATAATACACTTTGAATTTTGATAAGGTTTTGTTTCCGACAGTCCGTAATTTAGTAGACTTTCATATTTGATACCTATTGTTTCCGGTGCAAATTGAACAGTTAGAGCCTTTAAACTCCCGAAGTAAAAATGCTGATCGTTTACCTGTAGATGTATTACAGTTCTTTCCTTTTTTTCCATGATAATAAGTTTTTTTGTTTACAAAGATAGATGTTTATTAGATATATTCAATAAATACAACTATTTTAATGATTATTAACCCTATATTATTGTATATATTGAATATATACAATATCTTTGTATCGTAATCAAAAACAAATAAACACTTACAGCCATGACAGCAACTAACACAGCAATCGACAAATCAAGATTATTCAAAAGAGCTTGGTACTTGACAAAAAACAAATACGGTTCTTTTGCATACAATTTGAAAAAAGTTTGGGCTGAAATGAAAGAAGCTATCAAAGAAAGAATTTCAAAAATAGAAATGGCAATAACTCCAGAGTACACCGGTTGCAACTGGACACCTTCAGCTAAGACAATGGCAGCTTATTACAATTCAAGTTGCTACAAAGGCGATTAATCAACTAACTCAAATAATAATTACAGTTATGAAAACAGCAAATTTATCACAGATCATGAAATCCGCTTGGAGATTCTTTCATATTAGCGGTGAAAGTTTTTCAGAATGTTTGAAACGGGCCTGGTCGAACTTCAAACTTGTACAGAAGATGCAAAAGGGTATTACAAAGTTCTACTTTCAAAAGGTTGACGGCTCAATCCGGGAAGCGTGGGGAATTTTAAACGAAAAATACATACCAACTACCATCGGAACGAATACTAGGGCTAAAAACGAAACCGTACAGACTT